CCAATCCCATCGCTTCTCTCCGTTCGTTGATAGTCATCCACCATGCCTGACTTAATCCAGCTGCCTGAATTGTTACGTCCTCTTGCAGTTCTGGAATGTCATCAAGTTCATATTCAAAATAAACATTCTGACCTGTGGCAGCGTTGTACATATCGCATACCTTATTTAAATCTTCTTTGAGCATTTCCAGTTCAGGAATAATGGCGTTATTCCATAACTGTCGTTGGTACTCCCTTGCGTTTGCTGACTGCGTGGCATATTGGTTGTCGTTCATCAGTGCGGATGGTACGCCAAAGATATTACAGTAGTCACGTAACGAAAGTTTTATGTACTCCAAAACGTTAAGGTCAACAACTGACTTGCCAATTTCGTGTACCTCTACTGGCAGGTTCTTCAGCATGAAACGTTCCTTACTTTGTTTCCTGAACTTACTTATAAACCTTTGCCAAACGGTCTTAAATTGTTCCTCTGTCCATTCCTGCGTGGCTGTTTCTTTTGTGCCGGTTATGATGACATCAGGACCGCCGTTTTCAAACTGCTGGCTCATACGTTCATAGCCTGCATTTGTTGCAGTCATAACTTTTAGAGCAGCCTCAAGCGGTGCCATGCCGTAAAGCTGTGATCCACTAAGATCATATTTCAGGTTGGTGGTCTTGCCGTGTATTACTTTAGATGCTGGTATTTCTTTGTAAATATTACCGATCAATAAATGATATGCCTTAACTGGCTCTAACCAATCTCCCTGAATAATTTCAACTTGTGACGCCGGCAGTAAGTGCATTTCAGCTGGTTTACCTTTATTCAGTCCACTATCAGGTGCAAGAACATATATATAGCGATTGCCTGTAACTAACCGCCAACACAATGCCTCATCAATGAATTGATATTTATCTTGATTTTTATTTGGTTTGTTTAGCAGTTTCATCATTGTTTGATCTACTGCTTCCTCGTCTGTATTGCGATCTTCCAAGCACCACTTTACGCCAATAGTCGGGTTGACAATCTTACGAATAATCGGGTAAATATTAACGTTTCCGGCATAACCTTCTTTTACAAAGGTTTCCATATTATCCGGTAAAGCAAACGGAGTGCCTTTAGAAACGAACTGATATATTATTTGATTTGCCAGGTTCTCAAGCGGCTTCGTACTATTAAATATATCCTTCTTTAACATTTACCGGCTGTTTTAAGTTTACAAATATAGATATGATTTGCACGTTTATTCATTATGTTAATAATTAAGCAAAGAAGTCAATGGGAGTTGGACGGCCTAATTTAGTCATGATGCCATAACGTGAGCTGTCAATTCCATGATTAAACGCATCAATCGGTTTGTTGGTCGGCTGGCCGGTCTTATCCGAAACCCATGAATAGTTACGGAATTCCTTTATCAGATTAACTGAATTTTTGGTAATGTTAATCCGGTATTCCTTCATTTTGTCGATCCCCTTACGAATTGAATCCTCGCCCTTCATAGCCGGTTTAATGTTGAACCCTGCACGGCGCAAATCTTCAATGCTTTTAGGCTCTGCCGAGTCTGCGAATATCTCATCATAATTCGGACGTATTCCTAAGTCAATCAGTATTCGGGCAATATCAGAGTTAGTCAATCCGGTACGGTATAGCTTCTCATTCAGATAAATATCTTTGTCTTTTATTGCGCATTGAACTACTGCGGTTGGATCGTTAGTATATCCCCAATCCATGCCGTAAAAAGTGTTCAAACCTTCCGGAATTTGATCTATTATATTGAATTCAGTAAATACTAACCCTTCATAACTTCCATATTCGCAGTCTATGTGAATGCGTTTGAAATTAGCATCCATTTCAGCACGCCGGATAATACGGTTTCGCTCTGTTTCGGGTAGGAATGGATTATCTGAATAATTTGACCGAATTACTTCTACGTTGCCGTAAAAATCTATGAACTTTTCGAGCCAAAACTGCTGAGTAGGGTTGAAATCCCCTATTATATATTCCGACCTTCTGGCCAGTTCATCCCATACCTCAAACTTTAGGGAGTTTATTTCATTGCCGTACAAAACGTTTCGCCTGGCTCCAAGTGCCTTATCAATTCGATCTGCTGAAAAGAATTCAATAATAGTGCCTGTATCAAAAGTGTATCTGCTTGTGCTTATGTTGAACTGTTCCGACTTAAACAGACCGGCCTTCATTAGTACGGTTTTCAATATCCGTATTGCTCCAATATCTAAATGCGGTTTAGACTCTGAAACGACTGTAATTATCCAGTTAGTGTTAGTAATAGCCAGCATAATAAGAAAAATCATAATATCAAATGTTTTAGCACTACCTGTGCCGCCTCTGTGTATTATGATCTTATTACCGGCATCCCAGGCCAGTTTTGTTTTGTCGAAAATTACCCCGTTAGGAATTCGGATCTCTATTTCCTGCATGGGATTCAAATATTACTTTAATACCTTCGGGAATGTCGTGCTCTAATTTCTGCGCTACCTTTCCATAATATCTATCCATGAACATATCAATGGCTTTAAGGTCGCCTTTGCGGGCAAGTTCACAAAGTTTCTTTACTATCTCATCCAGGCCAACTTCTCCGAGTGCAAGTTCTAACGCTTCTTTGAGTGGTATTCGCTTGCTCCCCTGCATGTTACGCCTTGCATCCGGTCCCTTTGTAAACGGCTTTAGGTTATCAAGGCTTGCTTTTTTAACAGTCATATTCACAGAATAATCTCTGCAAATTTAACTACTTTTTAACCATTCAGATATAAAGTTAATAATTATTAATCTTTTCCCCGATAATTATGCAGAACAATTATGTTATTCTTTATCATTATTTGTTTATATCTATTAAGAAAAATATAATAATCATTAAGCATATCCGAATTCTTACACATTTTTTTTTCTATATACTGTGCGTCCTCAATTAGTTTGCGAGAATGGATAACGGAAGAATAATGCCGGTTTCCTGTCAGGAATCCAACCTCTTTAAGTGATAGTTTCGAGTTGATTGCTAAACATGCCTGAACAATCTGCCTTAAATATGTTATGTCCCTCCTTCGACACTTACAGCATATGATTGCTAACGTAGTTTCGTAGTGTTCAATTAATATTAGCTCAACTGCTTCGATAGGGTGTATGGTCGGTAGTGGTAGATCAATTATCCTTTGTGCTGTATTTTCTGTCATATCTTCCGTTTGAATATGGCATACACCTGTACAGTGTGGCCGGTTCGTTTATAATATCTCTTTTCGACTTTCCGCTCCATCTTATCAATGTCAGCGATGCACTCCACGCGCACCTCGTTAATCAACTTATGCGAGGTGCGCTCTCCGTTTACCAGGTCGTAGCCTGTGATGATGTACGTCATCAGAATGGAAGATCATCTTTTGCCTGTGGTGCCACTAAAGCTGCCGTCTGTTCAACTTTCGGCTTCATATAGGATGCGTTACCCAAAATAGCACCCTTAACGCCTTGTGTGCGTTCTTCTGCGGTAGTATCCTGTACGATCATAAAATCGGAATACTGCCCGCCTGGGGTTTCAATTAATACGGCATCTAAATATGTGCCTTTTTCACCTTTAAATAGTTTCAGCTTGTCGATTGCAAGCACGTTGATCTTTAATTTAATGTTCATAGTTGTTTGGTTTTAGTTATTGTTTAACATTTATGTTTGCCCATTCAATGAATTCCGAGAAGTAGCGAACGATTATATACGTGCCACCGGCTGCCTCGTGTTGTTCTTTATATTTCACCTGGTCGGGTCTAACCCTGTCCCCGGTGTACCCATTTTTGACCTCTATCCGTAAAGACATTACCATCCCTTCACGGTCCCGGCAAGTTACGGAAATATCCGCAGATCCTTTCGCCCCTGTAGAAGGAATATATTTGGCTTTGTCAATGGTCTGCCTCTTTCCAGTGATCTGGTTGTATGTCACCACGTCTGATCCTAATTGCCTGCCTTGCACCTTCACGCGCTCGGCCTTGTACCCTTTGATCTCGAACCATTTGCATATGGCTCTTTCAAGGTCATTTGTCTTGGTAAGGTTGTAAGGCTTCGGTGAAGCTATTAATCTTGGTTCTGTCATCGGATGCCTGCGACAGTTATCCTGCCATATCAGGAGATAGAATTGTTTAATGGCGGTGCGGTCTTGTTTAGTGATCATTTCTTAACAGTTTTTAACAGGTTTTTAACAAACTTTTTAACAAACTTAACATTCTGTTATTTAGTTACTTATACTCTTATTTATTACTATTTTCTTTATTGTTAAGAAAGTTAAGTAAAAATAAGTAGTTAGGTTTTTATATTGTGTTGTATAAAAAAGCCCCAACTCTTCATTTTTTTCCTTAACTTTTTAACAACCTTGTAATATGTTGATTTATATAGTGTTAAGCTGTTAAAAAGTTTTGTTAAGTTTTTAACATTTGAGTTTTTAACAGCTAAAATGGCAAATCTTTGTTAAT